TAATTTTATACAGGTTTTTGTTGATGAGGGGGGGGGTGCTATGTTGATGAGGGGGGGGATGCTCTGCGGAAATAAGTACGGATTTATCAGAGCATGGCATGAACACCAACGTATCAACCGACCACAACCAACACAGCATACCCATATTTTAGAAGCTATTAAGAAAGAAAATTCACTGAATATTCACGGAACTATCACTGATGATTCACTGCTGGAAAGGAATAAGGAAAAGGAAAAGGAATATATATATTCAGTGAATGAAATAACTGAAATATTTGAACACTGGAATAAACAAGGTATTGTGAATCATAAAAAAATAACTAATGGAATAAAAAGAAGGATAAACTCCGCTCTTAAGGAATATTCCTTAGAAGAAATAAAAGAACGGATTACAAATTATTCCGCCGTGCTTCACGATCCAGAGATTAAGTGGGATTATCGGTGGTCACTCGAAACATTTTTAACTGGTACTGAAAGGATGGATAAATTTCAAAACCTTGAAATTGCTAAAGCGAATTATAGGAGTGTGGGTAATAATGGAGCCAATAAAAATAATCCTGCCTCGCGTGGACTTGTCGACCGCTCCAAGTATACCAGACCAGAAGATATCTAAGGAAAGCCCGAAGCGATTATTGACGTTCGATGATATAAAGCCAGTGCCGGGGATTGAAAACACTTTACAGGCTTTCACGGATATAGCTACCGGCAAAGGAAAACCGATGTTGATGGTTTACGGCGGAGTAGGGAACGGCAAGTCTCACCTCATGGAAGCCCTTGTGAATGATCTTAAAAGTCAAGGTGAATATTTGCGAGTTATGGAATGTCCGCAGGTTATCCGGACACTGCAGGATGCACAGGAATGTGACAAGAGAAGAAGTAATGGCGGTTTACCCTGGCGACCGTATGATGAACTGATGAACTCGTTTTGCACTTCGAAGTATTTTATTCTTGATGATCTCGGAATGGGTATTCCGGACAGCGGTTATAAAGCTGGTGATATATGGGCGATCTTCGAGGAGATAATCAACTCTCGATATGACAGGGCAATACACGGCTATCCGGGAATAACGGTGATTTCAACGAATCTTGACCTGAAATACCTTAAAGAAAATCAGCCTAGGATACTATCGAGGTTTCAGGATAAACAGGTTGCCAGGCTGGTATTAAACGAGGCACCGGATTACAGGAAAACGAAGTAAAAATGTGTATTGAAAGTGAATCTATAGAATTATGGCAAGCTAGCCTTGAGGAAGAATATTACAATGAATTTCTTCAAGATAACAGGATTCATCAATTAATCACACGCAGGTATTTTGTTTCTAAAAGTAAGGGTAGACGAAATGGAAAAAAAGGATGCGTAAACACTGGAAGGAAGTTGAGCTATTGAGATATCGGGATGGTGGATTTACTCAAGCTCATAGATTCCCCTTCGATATCTATGCTACTGAAATACTTGGTTCTGGTATAAAAGCTGATGATGCGGAGAATATTCTTAGGGAACAGATACCAATATATGCAAGAAGTAAATAGTGAAATGAACTGTCCGGCAAATAAAAAAGAATGTCCATGTAAAGAGTATTCGAAGGAAAATCTTTGCGACTATCCATACCGAACAGGCATGACCTTGGAAGAGATAAAGGAACTGAGAATTGAAGAAAAATAAAGGCGTGAGTGATGGCTACCTGGATAACCTAGTAAGAAAGTACATCCAGTTGATATCGGGTGGATACTGCAAGCGGTGTAAGCGACACGTAGGGGTTGAGAATATAGCAACTGCTCATATCTACCGGCGCCGGAGAAAGACGGTACGGTGGGATCTGATGAACGTAGTACCCCTCTGTGATAACCCGCCTTCAGGAATGATGTGTCACACAATAGTCGATAAAGACCCGATAGAAATGACCTCTTTAATGTATGAGATTATGACCCCGGAAGAAGTCAAATATCTCCAGGAACTAGCCAACAAGACTATCAAGGAACATCCGATAGACCGCGAAGAAATAAAGCGTGACCTCAAGGAAAGGATAAGGAGGTTAGAGGAATGAAGGTAATTTATATAGCAGGTAGATATCGCAGTTCCTGTGAGTGGGAGTTAGAGACATTCTTGAGGAAAGCTGAGGATGCAGCAATAAAATTGTGGTCTGAGGGTTGGGCTGTTATCTGTCCACATAAAAATACCGCACATTTTGGTGGTGCCGGTGGGATACCAGACGATGTGTGGCTCAATGGTGACTTGGAAATTCTAAGCCGATGTGATGCTCTTTATTTATTAGATAACTGGAAGGAATCATCAGGGGCAAAAGCTGAATGTGAGTTTGCTAAGGAGAAAGGGATACCTGTTCGTGGTGAACAATGGACTGATGGGAATGAAATCTGGAATGAAAACCTGTGATAACTGTAAATTTAAAGTCAAGAATGAGTGTCAGTTGGCAATCGGCAAGCCGAAGAAAGCCAGGACACCTAGAGAACATTATAAGGAATTTTTTAAGAGGGAGTGTACCAGATGAATGGTAGGGTTGCAAGGAAATTAAGAAAATACAGTAAAAGAGCATGGAAGAAATACTGGAATGAAATGTGTGATTTAAGTTTTATTAATCGATTGCAACTTTGTTTTGATTTGATGAGAAAGTATAAATGGTTATGATGAAGAACCTTTTACATTACCGAATCCCATTACCGGATAAGCTGGTCAGGTTCTTACTTGCCGGAGGGGTTTTATATCTCATACTCTGGTGGTTTTCAGGAGGGCAGGTCTGGTGAGAGGTTATTGTGGTATAGGAATTTACAATATTAAAAACAAAATAAATTACGGAACGCTTTTCCGTTCTGCTTATGCCTTTGGTGCTAATTTTATATTTCTAATAGGTAAACGATTCGAGAAGCAATGTACTGATACAACGAGAAGTGAGCGTCATATACCGTTGTTTGAGTACAAGACATTTGATGAGTTTTATGATGGGAAACCTTATTCTGCACAATTAGTTTCAATAGAGATTACAGAGAACGCTAGGAATATAACTAATTTTATTCATCCTGAGAGGGCTGTATATATACTTGGTCAAGAAGACGGTAGTTTACCATCTTCGATATTAGAGAAATCGCAACACGTTATACAAATACCAACACGATTATGCCTTAATGTTGCTGTGGCTGGTAGTATTGTTCTTTATGACAGGATAGTAAAACGTGGAGGGCAGGTCTGGTGAAAACAACACCGTTTCTACTGTGCATACCGGATAACCGGATAGCTCAGGTAATAGCCGACCTGGACTCATACAACGTGAAAAAGCACAAGAGTCATATCGAAATGCCGTCATACCTGACCGAGAAACAGGAGGAGGTAACGTTTGAGTACCAGGGTGAAGGTGAGGACTACGATTCTGAGATGAAAAAACCACCGTCGAGGTCGAAAGATTAATATGATTTGGAATAACTTAGAAATACCAGATAACCCCTACTACTCAGATGATGATGTAGTTATCTATCATGGGGATTGCAGGGAGATACTTCCTAATTTACCGAAGGTTGATTTGGTATTGACTGACCCGCCGTATGGGATTGGTGAAGCTAGGGGTAAAAATAAATCACGGTGGCAACTTGCAAAACCTAAAGATTATGGTATTTCCGATTGGGATGATAGACCGGTTGAACTTAAATTATTGCATTTGATTATGGCTAAAGCTAAAAACACGATTATATTTGGTGGGAACTTTTATTACTTACCACCTTCTTCTTGTTGGATAGTTTGGGATAAAGATAATAGTGGAGACTTTGCTGATTGTGAACTTGCATGGACTAATTTTAGTTCTGCAGTACGAAAATATACTTGGCGTTGGAATGGTATGTTACAAGAACCTAAAAACCCAAAGGATTATCGCTGGCATCCTACTCAAAAACCAACAGGTTTAATATCTCTAATCATTTCAGATTATTCAAAAGAAAATGAAACAATACTTGACCCATTTCTCGGTTCAGGAACTACCGCCTATTGTGCCAAGAAACTCAACCGCAAATGTATAGGCATAGAGATAAAAGAAAAATACTGTGAGATAGCGGCTAAACGATGTTTGCAAGGAGTATTCGATTTAAGATGATCGACTACGAAGGCAACAAGATAGTCTGGATTAGTGAGGGAACTCTCAACTACTCACCCGATCATGTTGCCTGGCTCCTGGAATATCTGGAGGACTTGAAAGAAGGTCGATATCCGGTCCGGCATAAAGACTCCGGATATACCGGCCGGACGCGTGGTAGAAAAGTATGGTATCAGATGAAGGCGGTCATGGCGTATATCGAAATAAGCAGGAGGTTAGCGAAATGCGGAACCGACCGGCTGTTGGTAGAACTGTATTACTGCCAGGGTTGGGACGTTGATAGAATAGCTAAATACGTGAGTAAAACACCGGAGGATGTTATTGACCGGATCGGAAACGTTATCAGTTATATATCATCTGGTGACTGTCCTCGGTGGCTTGAATGTAGAAAATGTGGGAGGTTTGGAATATGCCGAAAGCGAAAGAAACTTAGGAGACGGACATATACTTACGAGGAGTGGGTAGAATATCAAAACAGGGAAAGGAATCGTAAAAAGGGTTGGTAATAAAGTAGTCTAGACAAACCTGATGGTGAGAAAGATGAATTGTGGGCAGATCTTGGTAAAGTGTATCAAGTGATTTTTAAAGAAGGGTGCGAATCCCAGCTTAATTCAGACCACGACCACTACTCCAAGATAATCAGGGAGATATTTGACACTATAGAAGCTCTAGGCAATTATGACATGAATGGTAATTACGTAGTCACTATTAGTATATGTGAAAGTGAAAAGTATCGAGAACCTGATTGGTATAATAATCTCAAATCAAAATATCTGGAGGATTAAATGATTCTTACAATTTATTACCAATGGTATGGTTGGTGGTTTATAAGATACATACCAATTTACACTCGTTATTGGACTGATACTGGAGGAAATTTGTGCATGGCATAGGAGGATTAAAGGATGGATGAGATAAGGAAGATACTAATAGACTTTGAACACGATTCAGGTAAGGTAAAAAAGCACTATAAGCTAGATAAAACACCTGATTGGTTGCTTGATAAGTATAAACAAGAACTCTCTGCCCTCTGCTCAAGGGTATGTCCTAAGTGTCATGGTAAAGGTAAAAAGCCCGAATAATACAAGAGAATTAAAGGATGACTATAAGAGAGATTGAAAATAGAGCCAAAGAGGGTTTAAAGGCATTACCACCAGATGAACAAGGATTCTGGAAAGGATATTGGCAAAGTAGAATAGATTTAATACCAGAACTCTCTGCCCTCATACCTAGTGAGGAACAGGTGAAGGAGATACTAAGGCTTTTTATAGATGAGTATAGAAAGGTCATGCTTATCCAAATAGAAAGTGACCGTAAAAGGGAGTATGAAAGGCTTGAGGATAAGATAATCAAAGCCATCTGCTCTCAACCTGTGAAGATGGAGAGATTGAGTGATGATTAAGGTTTATCAAACTAAGTTTGGTGGCATAGATGTACCAGATGAAGAAAAGGGTAACTGTTTCCAAGCTGCATTAGCTTCTATACTTGAATTACCCGTAGAAAATTGCTTCCATATTTGGGATTATTCAACCAGTACATGGTTTGAAGAACTTACTAAATGGTTGTCAGAGTTTAACTTAGTAATGGTTGGATTCGATGTGTCTAAAAGTCAAACCCTACCATTTCCAATAGGATACCATTTAATTGACGCCGAGAGTGCTACTCTTAAGAATGGTGAGCTTCATACTTTGGTTGGTTATAATGGGGAAGTTGTACACGACCCAAATCCAAACGCAAAGGAAGTTGGCAAGTTCGTAAACTTCTGGTTATTTGCTGAAATCAGCCCAACTCGAAAAGGATAGGAGATAGATAGATGTACGGTTCGGTGATTCCTTGGTTTTTAGTCGTACTTGTTATACTGTATTTAATAGGTCTTACATTTTGGTCGCTAAATAAAAGAAACGGGAGGTAGATAATGGATAACAAAAAACTGATAGAAAAGTGTGCAAGAGCGTTTGGTTACCAGAGTTACATACCGATAGACGATGAGACTGGACTTGCATTAGCTTCTTTCATTGTCCCCATAATCCAAAAAGCCTTACTGGATGTGGATGATGAGGGGATATTAACACCAGATGAGTTGTCAGATATATGGAAAGGTACCATTGAAGCACATGAAGAAACCAATGATGCAAATTCTGATATTGTGTGGACTGTTATAGAAGCTATGGTAAATACAGCCAAAGCCCAACACGCCATTACCCGGGAGAGAACAAGGAAAGAGATATTTGATTTTATAGAAACAATAGAAGTCCCAAATTTACCATCAGGACATGAAGATTTTATTGGTTATGCGGCAGGTAAACACGACATGAGAAAATCTATTTTGGCACAACTTAAAGGAGAATAGAGATGACAAGAGATGAACTAATAGAAGAACTGGCAGAGATAATAACAGACGGGATAATTGATGATGATTCATCCAAACAGACAGCCCAAAGATTTCTCCCCATCTTCTCAAAGTATATTAGTGAGTTTGAGAATCCTTATGGAGCTGAGACCGACTATTTAAGATTAAGTCGAAATGGTTTTGAGCAATTCCGTTTAGCCATACTTAAAGACCTGGAGGGATAAAGGAGTGTGAATGATGTGGAGACCGGATGAGGAGGAGTAAATGGATACTTCGGAAACTTATATAAAAATGTGTGATTGTCCTGAAATACAGGATTTAAGACCGGTTGGTGAGGAATACATTGACGGCGATTGGTATAAAATGGGTGATCATTACACACGTGATTTGAAACCCGGTTTCGAGATATTAGAAGTTACCAAAGACCCGGATTGGTTTGAAAATGATAAGTATTTTGAATCAGCCCGTACAATAACTTTTGAACCAATGGTAGTAGAAAGAACGACAGGTTATGACAATTCTAGTTGGCTACCCGAAAGGGATGAGGGTGATATCTGGCTACCACGGCAAGACCAATTACAGGAGATGTTAGATAGTGATTTACCCTTTATCCTTGTGGATTTTTATTATTTTGCCCGGGATGATGTGCCAGCAATAAGCGTGGAATTTACCACAATGGAGCAACTCTGGCTCGCTTTCGTAATGAAAGAGAAATACAACAAGGTCTGGTCGGGTACTGAGTGGGTGACCAGCTGAAGCTAAATACACAAAATCCGTGTATTCGTTTCTTAAAAATATTTGACATTAGCCTTAAAGTGTGATATTCCTATTACAAGAATGGATTTATAGGCTCGATAGGCAGCCGGTTATGACTGCCTATCTCTTATTCTAGGGCGATCCCAGTATGGACTCTTACATTTCGAGCAATGTTTAGGTTTCTTAGGTGTCCTGGGATACCATTCGTGACCGCATCTTAGACATTTATATTTTTTCATAATACCCCCTAAAATAAAGTTGATTGTAGTTTCTTTTCAGTATTCATGCCCGGCAGCTCCGGGACCTCATCGTATATTTTCCAGCCGATCAGTCTCCAGTAATGCTTATACTCAGAGTATCGAACCTGCATTAGTTGACCTGTAGGATCCTCGAGATAAATTATTACTTGCTTATCCATTATATCGCCTCCAGGTAATCAGAATACACATTTAATTGTGCTTCTAGTTGTGTCATGTGGTATTCGGGATATGGATTCCTGACCCCTCCGTGAAATGGTAATCTTCGGTTATTAAGTTCTGTATTGATATTGAACATATTATCAGTTAGAATATCCTTGACAAGCATAGAATCATAGTCAGCGAATTGTAGTGTATTGAGTATGTCAAGATATGCTTCCAGTTTAGCCTTATGGATTTTATCGCTTGTTACGGATAGGAGAGAGGTCACCCGTTCGATCTCCAAACTGAGCGGGTGACTCTCCGGTCCAGTTACTAACTGAATTGTCAAGCACTTAGTCTCGAACATCAGCCAGATAAAAGCTAGTATAATTAGGATGTACATTATGACTTTACCTCCATATTTTCAGTTTGCGTGATATCGAATACAGAAGCTGTGTAAAAGTGTTCAGCTTCTACTAGTTTTTCGCCATTCTCTGTTTCAACTTTGGGACCAACTGGAAAGAATATTGTCATACCATGTTGACCTTTGACTATATACCTGCCGGCATTTTTCCACTGCTTGAAGCCACCAACTACAGTCGGAAGTGTAGCATTACCAGAAAATATACCAGGCGTTTGTAGATAGCACATCATAGTGTTATGTGTCGATAAAATCTTACCATCTATTGTCGCTATCAATCCGTTGTCAAGTAACTGCTTTTTCTCCTGATCCGATAAACTTTTTAGTTTCTCTCGAATCTGTTTCAATCTAGCTTTTTTTTCGTCAGTCATGTTTCTATCCTCCTTGGCAATTCTCCCATGTTTTTCTACTGCAATAAAATTCTATATTCTTATTCTCAAAGCTGATAATATATCCTGATTTACTTCTACTTGTTAATGATGTAAGATAATGCCCTTTGATATATGGCTTGTAACCCTTGTCAATAAGTGTCTGTAATAACTTCTTGGATATATATTGTTTCATACTTCACACTCCTAGTTCACTAAATTGGTGCTTCATGTCTCTAACCTCCTTATTTATATTATTATAAGTATATTATTATAAGTATATTATTATAAGTATGTAACCATGTCAATATACTCAAAGTAACTTTTAGGTAACTTTTTTATGAATGATAAACAACTAACCTCTCAAGATTTTAAGTACTCTAATAAGGAATGGAAGTTCGCTGAATGCCTGTTCCTGGGTCATTCTCAATATGAATCTTGGGGCCTGGCCGGATATTCTACTAAATACGATAGAGCTATTATTGACTCTAATGCTTCGAACCTAGCTAACTCAAGTAAGATACAAGTAAGATTGGCAGAACTACGCCAGGCTGCTCTCACACCTAAAATTATGGATAAAACTGAAATCCTCGAGCGTCTATCAGATTTATCTCGCGCTAATCTTACCGATTTTCAGGATCCTGAAGGCAATATCACACTATCGAAAGACGTTCCTCATCACGCAGCTGCCAAGGAATATAAGACATCTACTACGGAGGATCTACTCGGTAAAAAACGAACCAATAAATCAATCAAGCTATCCGATCCGATAGCTGCAATCCAGGAAATTAATAAAATGCTAGGCAACTATGCACCCACAAAGCATGTACACGCGAATGTAAACTTCAATGTTAGCTTTGGTGAGAAACCAAAGAACCGGGACTCTGATATTGACATGATAGAAACATCGGATTGATTCTATCGATGCCCTAGATTTCGATTACAGGACGTCTTCGATATGGAACTGATGTTCTGGATAGGTAAGATTCGAGCCTGACTACCATAATAATATACATAACCATTATAGTGCGAACCATGTATATCTAATCTGAGACTGGCAATCATTCGATCATACCCGGTCAATTAAAATTATGTAATGCCTGGGAGGTGGGGTAGCCGTAAATGTTCACGCACCCCCTGTCTGATATTGAGTACCCGAAAGTTGAATAAGGTAGTTTGAAAAGTTCTGTACTTATTTATGTAAAGGTGGAGTAAAAGTGAGATAGAAGGGGCAGAAATGTTACTTTAAGAAATGGGGTGGGGAGGGGTTATGATACATATTCTATTAAAAATATATATATAGGGGGTTGTGCAACCTAAATGAGCCTGAGGAATTTGTGCAACCTAAATGAAGCTAAAAACGAGGGTTTACATAATGCCGTTAAGTAAGAAAAGAAACAGGGAGAGGATGAGGGTTAAAAGGGGTGAAAAGAAGGGTATAAATGTATTATCTTCGTTTAAGGTCAAAGAGATAAGGAAGAGTGGTTTTGACATAGAGAAGTTATTTGATAATGGCATGGTACCGGCAGTGGAGTATTACCGGTTAATGAGGGACAGGGATGCGATCAAGGCGCATTTGGATTGGCACCATGAGTCGGTAAAGTTTCCTGACATTGTGACGGTAGTTGAGAGGTTGCAGTCAAGGGTTACGTTGCTTGAAGCTGAGATGGCGTTAAGGAACGCTCAGGAAGAGAAGGGAAGTGGATTTTTAGATGGCGGTATCGACTGAGGCGAAGCAAATAGACATAGTAATACCGAAGCCGTATGCGGGTGTGCAGGATGAGTTTGTTCGTTGTGTAGCGAAGAGGCAAATGAACAAGAGTGGGAGGCGAGTGGGTAAGACATACGGGGTAGCGATAAAGGCTTCATCTGCGTTTCTTGGTGTATGTTGGGCTTGTCTTGGTGAGGGCTGTGCGTTATGTGAATATTCAGGAAAGGTTAGGCGGAAGAGGATTTTGTATGCTGCTCCTACAGATGAGCAGGTAACAAAGTTCTGGTTTGAAGTTGTGTCTACATTATCACCTGGTATAGAAATGGGAGTATTCAAGAAGGATGAGACACGGCATATTATCGAGATACCGGGAACAGAGGTAAGGATACGGGCTAAGACGGCTTGGAATGCCAATACCATGCGTGGTGACTGGGGTGATGTGGTGATAATGGAGGAGTACCAGTTATGGAATGAGGACGCATGGCAGAATGAGGTACAGCCGATGTTGCTTGATAAAGATGGTACGGCGATATTTATATTTACACCTCCGAGTTTGAAGTCAGATGGCGTGAGTAAGGCAAAGGATCCTCGTCATGCTTCGAAGTTGTTTCGAAAAGCTGAAGCAGATAAAACGGGTAGATGGGCTACATTTCATTCGACATCATATGATAATCCGTATCTTTCATCGGTTGCTTTGGATGAACTTACTTTTTCCGGCGATATGACTGCCGATACATACCGGCGTGAAATATTGGCTCAGGATGATGAGGCAGAACAGAGCTGGTTGGTTTACGGGAAGTGGAATGAGGAATTATGCAAGATAAAGCGTTTTGAAATACCGGAACACTGGGATATTTTTACGGGACATGATTTCGGGACGGCGAATCCTGGGGCTTTGTTTGTTGCGAGGGTGAAGTTACCGATACCGGATTATGTACCGAAGTATTTAAGGTATGGTGATTATGTTGCATTCCATGAATATTGTCCTGGTGCCGGGTATTCTGCGGTACAGCACGTAGAACATTTTATAGAGACGTTGGGGAAGAAAGAAGATTTAAGTCCGAGGCTTAAACTTTCAGGTGCAGTGGGTGGAAATGCTACAACCGAAGAAGAAACACGTCAACTTTACCAGAAATTAGGGTGGTTTATTAAAGCTCCGAACATTTCAAGGGTAAGTTTACAGATTGAACGTGGTATATCGGTGATCGAGGGGAATCAGTTATATGTTTTCGAGGACTTACATAACTTCCTTTCGCAATTATTGTCGTGTATGTGGGAACTTGACGACAATAAGATACCGATAAACAAGGTAAAAGACGAAGCAAAATATCATTTACTGGCGTGTTTCAGGTATTTGGCAACATTATTACAGCCGAGGCATTCTGTATTTGGTGAAAAAAGACAGAGAAGCCGGAGTTTCATGTAGGAGATTAGCTTATGGCTGATAATTTATTAGCTCTTTATGAAGAAAGGGAAAAGGATTTCTCCAAACTTCGTACTCGAATGAAGAAGGATAAGAAGCAGTACGAATTAGAACCCTATTACCTTAAGAATTTTAACGGTAAAAAGTTGCCAAAGGTTGTATCTACCACGTTGAATGACCCGCGTACATTCGGTAAGAGGGCTGTAGCTATCCTTTCGTCTGCCGATCCACAAATTGTCGTTGAAAGTGACAATCTCAAGACAGATATCGAATCCAGCGTAGAGAAATATCTTGATGCAATAGAGGTTGAAGGTGATATCAGGCTTGGTAATCAGGTAAAATCATCAGCTTTTCCATATTTTTGTGAGCAGTCATGCTTGAGGGGTTGGATAGTCGGTGCTTCTTTTTTACGTGAAAAGGACGGTAAGTTAGTTGTAGACCGTAGACCTCTGGAAGCTATGGATATAGTTTTCGATTCGGATTTGGATGGTCTGGTATGGGCTGGATATAAGGTTGCCCGGTCTGCTGCGAAGATCGAAGCTGAGTACGGTAAAAAAATTACCAATAAATACGGTAATGTGACGGTTATCTATAGCAGGGATAAAGAAGAAGTCTATGTTGACCGGAAAAAGATACGAGAGCAAGGACATCCGTATAAATGGAATGGCGAAGGGTATGTGCCATTTGTTATCAAGCCGGTTAATTACGCCGGTGAATTAGAGCATCAGGGCGAAAGTATCTACGACATGGACCGTGATCTCTACGACAAGATGAACGAGATGGCTTCCGTCCTTGAAAATCTGACGATGGCTTCTTACTTCAATGCCATGCAATATCAATCAGAGATGGGTGAACAGGGTGAACCTCCGGACGTTAATCCTTACGAACTGGGACAGGTTGCCTCCGTTGAAAGGGGTGGCGGATTCTTTTCTATGCCGATAGCGGATATCAGGAATGCTACCAGGCTTTTGTATTCTATCTACGAAAACAGAATTCAGAGGGGTAGCTTACCGAATATCGACTATGGTAATCTTACTTTCCCTCTATCTGCGGTTGCTATTACCAGATTAACCGAATCGAAAGATATGATATTCCTTCCAAGACTTCAGGCATTAGCCAAGTTTTATCAGGAATGGGATATGATGGCGATTAAACAACATCTCCAGATTGGTAGAGAACTTCAGATAGGCGAAGGTGATAATAGAAAATCCTTCAAACCTTCAGAGCTTGAAGGGAAATACACTATTAAACGTCAATACTTTTCTATCTCACCGGATCAGGATATTGCCAACACTTCTATTGCTCAAACACAGATGGCGATTGGGCTACCTCAAGAATATATCATCCGGCATACCATGAAGTTGAAAGACCCGGACGCTATCATGGATCAAATAAATTACCAGAAATCCAAACAGTATAATCCTATCCTTGAACTCATTGAGCAAGTGCATTCTCTTATAGATATGGAGGAGCCGGTAAAAGCGGAGATTATCTTACAGCAGGTAGAAGAGATGTACCGGCAGAAAACAACCGGTCAGTTTATCGCTCAAGCTAAGAACGAAGGTCAACAGGCGATACAGGGCGGGCAATTACTACCGTTAATGGAAGGTGGCGGTGGTGGCAAACCTCCGAAGGGTGAACAGGATAGGGTTGAAGATCAGATGAACGAAGAAGAAACACTTAGTCGATTGGCTGAAACTGCCAGAGCAGGCAGGAGGAATCAGGAATGACAGCTTTATATGAAATAAAGAGTAAAGAAAAACAACACGAAGAAGCTGAAAAAAGAATCAAAGCAGCTATTTCGGGTACATCATCCGGTAATTTATTTAACAGGTTTAAGCAGGTAATAGAGGGACGTAAGTAGTGGCTGACGGGATCACACAAGCACAAAAAGAATTTCAGGATATTATCAAACGGCTTGAGGAATTAAAGTCCGGTTCTGCATTGACAACAGAAAATATACCGACTCCGAAAGTTCTTACGTCTACACAAGCGAAAGACTACGGTATGGATATCGATATGCCGGACGACTGGTTCATGGAAGTCATGCCTTCTCCGGCCGGTGTTGAGCCGGAGATTAAGTTCATAGCACCTGATCTGCAGGAATATAATCCGGCTGATATCTATGTAGATGAACAGGGAACGTGGATGCCTTCTCAGCAATACAATATCCTGGAGCAAAGAAAACAGACTGAGACTGTTGAAATGTTCAAGCGTCTATATCCTGATGAATTTACTGGAGATATTGATGAGATATACCGAACAGGTGAAATCGTATCGCGGTTCGAGGATGAAGCGTTCTTTAATGAATTTCTAACGAAGGTTTATTCCGGTGGACAAACGCCAGAATCTACAAGGCTTTTACAATTCGTCATGCCGGAAGCTACTCAGGACGATATACGTGAGTTTTTCTCCGGCGCCGGTGGGGTATATGAGATCCCGGGACTCTTAATGAAGGCGTTACCTCATGTGGTCACGGAGGATACAGTTGATGTAATGATTGACTTCTTTGTAGAAAATCCTGAGAACCTCCGGTCTGCATTAATAACAACCGGTAGAAATGAGCAAACCGAAAATGTTGTTAAAGCAATATATCCTGGCATTACTGACAGGCAGATAAAAAATTACTTTGATCCTTACTGGAGGGAACATGAGAAAGCAGCTAAAAAAGTACCTGGTTGGCTTGGTGCGCTGGCTTCTGGTATGGGTGAACTCACTTCTATGGTCGGAGGTCTTTCCAGGATAGTAGGGGCTGATGGTGTAGCTGAGAATATGGCTCAGTCTACAGACTGGTGGCACGCCTATATGCCTGAAGATACATTAGGTGAGTTTGAATGGAGCCACTTAATGAACCCTATCTGGTGGCAGAACAGGGTTTTACCGATGGTGCCTTCCTTATATGTATTAGGTGTGACCTCTGTTGCTGGTGCTGGTTGGGCTACTGCCGGAACTGCTGGTAAACTTGGCGCATTCGGTCAAACAGTTCTTGGTAAAACTCTGGCTTATGGAACTGGAGCTTTGTCTGGAGCTACCGTATCACGTTTAATGGAATCAGGTATGGAGTCTGGGGCTGCCTATGATGAAGCAATAGCAAGAGGCTTGACTTCAGATGAAGCGAAAGAGGTTTCCGATAAAGTATTCTGGGATAACATGAAACTCGTTGGACTGGATGCTGCTCAGTTGGCATTAGCTTTAGCACCTAATCCTCTTGTTAAATATTCTGGGTTAATCAATAAAGGACTTGCGAAAACAATTACAGTTGGAGGTAAATTAGTTGGTGTTGGATTAACCGAAGGTGGTGAAGAAGTCTATCAGGAGATCATAAAGAAGAAAGCCTTTGGTGAAGAAATTACATGGACTCCTGAAATGACCGAAGTCTTTGCATTGGGTAGCCTGGCAGGACTTGGCTTTGCCGGTGGCGCACACGCTATTTCAAGAGCCAAGGGAAACATATACGAGTCAATGACTACCGAAGAGAAGAAGGCTTTTAACGAGGCTAAATCTGAAAGCATATCATCGGGGGAATCTCCTGAAGTAGCGGAACAAAAAGGTTTTGATGCAGTTACCGATATGTCAAAGGAAAAGGTTGAAGAGGTAATTGACAGGACTGAGAGAGAGATAGCATTTGAGCAGATAAAAGATAAGACCGAAGCCGATAAGATAGTCTTTGAAAGACAAACGCAAGTAACCCCACCTGAAACGCAAGAGATGTCTACTGAATTAAGAGAGTTACATGAACATCCAGCAAGGCTTTCTCGTTTTGGTGCTGAATATGCAGAGACTCAACGCTATGGCAGTAAGGAACTAGATGCACAGATAAATGATTACCTAAATAAATTAAAAAACTATGCTGAAAAGAATAACCCAAAATATTTACCAGAAATTAATGCGCTAATCCGTGAGGCAGAAGAGGGTAGTATTAGTGAGGCAGTTATATCTAACGAGAGGGTTCTACAGAAACTTCATGGTGATGAATCTGTACAAGTCGATGAAGCCATAAAATCATTAACTGAAACTGCTATAAGAATACCAGAACAAGCTCGTGTACCAAGTGTACAAGGAGTACCGGAGCCGTCTATACCGGAAGAGGTGTCTCCAGAAATCCCTTTGATTGAAGAGGTTGACGAATCGACTGATCCGGTTGATGCGACTTTAGCTCACATATCATTCGAGGGTGATAGAAGAAGTCTAATCGAATCTGTTGTTAAAGGCTGGAGAAATGCTAAAACTCAGTGGTTAGATAGATTATATCCTATTGATCGGTTTACTAATGAAGCATTAAAAGGTAATGTTGAACTTTCATTTGAAGAAAATCCTTACCTGATGGCTCGTATGCTTGAAGGTGTAATGAGTAAGGCAAATAACTTCATTGAGAAGGGTACGTTTGGACGTAAGTTTTGGAAGAAAGTAAAAGGTAAAGCCGTACCAAATTATACCGGTGAAGGTCTTGAAACTATATTCAGGGAAGTAAATAGTATCGCAAACTGGAAAGATTTTTCAGCTTATGTTACCGCATTACACGCCTTAGAGCTTTCGAATTATGATATAACTACTGGATTAAGTCCAGATGTCGCAGTTGCTACTATTACCAAATTAAATGAAAAAAATCCTGAGTTTAAGGGATTGGCTGATAGATTATATCAATACCAGTCCAGGTTACTTGATTACATTCAGGAGTCGGGGTTAATCGATCAGGAATTAAGAGATAAACTTAATGCTAAATATTTTGCCTATGTGCCTTTTTACAGAGTATTAGAAGATGTCCAAGCTAAAGGTTACATGGGTAAGAAGATGGCGAATATTGCCAAGCAGATTAAGCGAATTAAAGGGTCTGAGAAAACCATAATCAATCCTCTTGAAAGTATTGTTAAGAATACCTATGCTCTTATCAATGCTGCGGATCGTAACCAAGTCGGTATTTTGATGGCAAGGTTAGTCAATGAAAATCCTGAACTGGCTACGATGTTTGAACCGATAAAAACACCGATCTCGAAAGTGGCAACTGTTACCGCTAAAGAACTCGGTATCGATATCGAAGGTCTGAATGAAGATGAGATGGAGGGTGTATTCAATATTTTCCGCCCTTCGATGCGTATAGACAAAGACGTTGCTACCGTGATGATTGATGGTAAAAGAAAGTTCTTCAGAGTAGAACCCGAACTAAGGAATGCGTTACTTGCTGTAGATGATACGAATTGGGGAATTATCGGAGCTTTATTATCTTACCCTGCCAAATGGCTACGTGCTGGTGCTACCCTGAGTCCTGACTTTATGGCCCGTAATCCTGCCAGAGATCAAATGACAGCCTTCGTTTATTCGAAGTATGGATTTCTACCTGGGATAGATTTTCTTAGGGGAATTGCTAATGTACTTGGTAGAACAAAAACCTATGAACTTTATAAATCATCCGGTGCCGAACATTCGATGCTTGTTAGTCTTGACAGAGATTATCTACAAAAGTCTTTCAATGAGGTAATGTCAGGTAAGAAATTCACAGACTATGTAAAACATCCACTTAGATTATTACAAATAGTGAGTGAATTAAATGAAAAAGCTACAAGGGTAGGTGAGTTTGCTAAAGGTATACGAAGGGGTGCGACACCACTTGAAGCCGGTTTATCATCCAGGGAAGTGACTCTTGACTTTGCCAAAGCAGGTAATCAAGCAAGAGCCTTGAATAGTATCATAGCGTTTTTCAATGCGAATATTCGAGGTTGGGACCGGATGATAACTGCCTTCAAGGAACATCCTGTCAAGACATCTACTAAAGTTTTTATTGGTATTACATTACCATCAATTATTCTTTATGGCATAAACAAGGATGATCCCAGATGGAAGGAAATACCTCAATGGCAAAAGGACTTATTCTGGATAATAATGACTGAAGATTATATCTACCGAATTCCTAAACCTTTTGAGTTAGGAATAATCTTCGGTTCTGTGTTTGAGAGATTCTTGGAGTACATGGACAATCAGGAACCGGATATGTTAGGCGAAACCTTCAGCAATGTTGCTGAAGCAGGACTGCCAGGATTCTTACCAACAGCTATACTTCCGATTATTGAAAACTGGACTAATTATAGTTTCTTCCGAGATAGAGAAATTGTACCAGAATCCAGACAACAGTATATACCGGAACTTCAATATACAAGATATACTTCAGAGGCAGCAAAGAAAATAGGTGATCTTACAAATTATTCTCCGGCAAAAATAGAGAATCTTATTAATGGCTGGACTGGTACTCTAGGAAGATATGGATTAAATATAGTAGATTCAGTTCTTAAAGGAACTGGCATTACGCCTGATATTGCCGAACCAACTCCGAAGCTTGCAGATTATCCTTTAGCGAGAGCTTTTGTTATAAGAAATCCTTATGGTTCTTCGAGTGAAAGCGTTAATAGATTCTATAAGATCACTGAAGAATATACCGAGAATGAGAATTATCTCCAGGAAATGCTTAAAAGTGAGGACATAGAAAACTTTGAATCATTCAAATTAAAACATCCTGAACTTTTATTCTTTTCAGACTGGGAAACAGGCGAAGGTTATTCAGCTACAGCCAGATATCTCAGGCGTGTATCTAATGAACTTAGTGACATAACAAAAGAAGAAGATAAAATATACGAATCAGATACATTAAACGCAGATCAGAAACGCGAAAAAATCGACAAACTTGAGATGGCTAAGACTGAAATAACCCGGAGGGCTTTAGAGAATATTTACGGTTCTGATATATTAGAAACCCAGTTGAAGGAACTTGAGAATAAATTGGGACAGATAAAAGGTGAAGTCCCTATCCTTTCAATAGATGAACCGGAAATAAATTCAATGAAGGATTTATATAGCGACTCTAATTATTTATTAGAGATGGTTACTTCTGAGGATTTATCTTCATACTCTCCTATATGGCAGTCTAGGATACAGACCGATGAAATAAAAAATACCTTAAAAGCATTGCCAAGCGTTGCACCATATCAAATAAATGCGTATCCGGAAGAAGGTGATACATATATAGAACTCTATAAACAATGGCAGGAAAGGTCAAAGATCACTGATCTTGAAGAGTTAAAAGCGTTTGACTCAAATCCGTATACTAAAAATTCCTACATGGGAAATCTAACTAAACAACAACTCTACGCTCTTGACCTTTATCACAAAGCAACTACGAAAGAAGAGAAACAAGATATACTTGAGCAATACCCTATAATTGCACAGGACTCAAGGGAGGCATATCTTGCCAGTCATCACGAAGAGAATGCTCTGTATGCGTTGTGGGGACAGAGTAAGCTATACTCCAAAGCTGCCTATGAGAAACTGAAGTCTCTATCGAATGAGTTTGACATTCCTTACAATGCCATATCTGATACTTTACCACCGGAAGATATAGCAGATTCCTACTTTGAATACCTAGAAACCTCAGACCAGTATGGTTCTCAAAGCCCTCAGATTAAACTCATGCTCTACAATAATGATGAACTAAGAAAATATCTTAGCAGAGCAAGGATTGATACTGATCCAAGAATACTTCAATTCAATGTAGACTGGTACGAAGAGAATAATCTTTATGATTCATACTCTGATACTGAGTCTGAAAACTATATACCAGTTGACAGAATGCGAGCAAATGCCAGAGATATATTAAAGACAAGGACAAACGAATCAGGTGAAACTTACGGAGAAGCATTAAGGCGGGTTGAAGCCATCAGAAAAGAAATACCTGACGAATATATAAATGATTACATCTATTACTACGAGCATCTTTCCGAAACTTTGGAACGTAAGATATGGCTTCTTGATAACGATGATTACTACAATGATATCTGGTTGGGATTATTGGGAAGGGAACCTGTATCATTACCTAAACAGAGTATATATCCATACCAGCTAGAAGCAATCGGCAAAGCTAGATAATCTAACTTTTTTTTGAGAATACATATCTACCGATAAAAAATCCAGTTAATAAGCCTATTCCTATAAGACTTGGAATGAGCCACTTAATAGCAAGAATACCCAAAACTACATAAAACAGCATTGGCATTACCATGTTAGTAATAACGTGTTTCTTGTAAGAACGCTTATCACTATCGAATTCTATCTTTGATATTACTTCTTTAATCGGATCATCTTTCATCGTAATCAATAATAATATCACAACTTAACAATTTGTCAACGAGAACAGACGTTCTATACCGGCTTTACGAGCCGGTTTTTTAGTTCCAAATAAAAGGAGGGAATAAAAAAACATGGACGAAACCAACAAAACAAACCAGGACGAACAAAAGGTGACTTCTGGCAAGAAAAGTGGGAGTACTTCAAAAACGGTATCACTCACTCAAGAAGAACACCAGAAGTTAGTCAATGATGCGAGTGCATCAAGGGGCAGGGCTGAAAAAGTAAGCTCTCTCGAAAAGGAACTCACGAGGTTGAATGACGAACTTAAATCTAGCACAGATAGATTTAACGAACTTAACAACCGACTGAATCAAGCTGAACTGGACAAAGTAAAAGACGATCCTGACAAGCTGAAAATCTACCAGACAACACAGGAAGCCACACGGTTAAAGGCTGAAGCTGAAGCTATGAGACAGGAAGCTACACGCCTGAAAACCGAAGCGGAAGCTGAAAGAAAACAGCTTGCTCAAGATCAGTTCAATTTCTCTACCGGATATGTTGCTTCGAAATACGGTCTTGATGTCAACAAATTTGAAGAAACAGCGAAGGGACTTGGAATCAATGAAGCTGCTAAGTTAGAGATTCTGGGTCAACAGATGTCCGGTAAGGTTGTCCAGCAACAAACTACCTCATGGAGTCCTGATTCTGGAGTGGGTGTAACCAATACGTCTACCGTTATTCGCGGTGACGAATCTCCAAGAGACTACATAAAGAAAGGTCTTGAGGAGAGAGAAAACAAATAAGGAGAATGTAAATGGCTAATTCACTCACGGAATTAGAATACCTCTCAAATGACACCCTTAAAACCGGTATTGCCAAAACCATTATCACTGAATCACCATTTGCAAGATATATGCCCTGGATCACAGTTCAGGGTAACTCTTACAAATACAACATGGAAACTGTGGAAGCAGCAGCCCAGTTCTATTCAGTGAATGAACAGTGGCAAGAAAACACTCCTGAGTGGGAACAGAGAACAGCCGACATCACTATTCTTGGCGGTGATGCTGATACTGATAAATTCATTCAGGATACCAGAAAAGACCAGGATATCAACGCAGCTATTATCGAACTCAAAGCTAAAGCAATAGCCAGGAAACTTGAAGCTCATGCAATACTCGGACGAACAACTGCACTTGGGACATATAGCACAGCCAAGTCATTTAAGGGACTTGCTCTGCTTCTCGCTGAATGCGAAACCTCATCCACAACCGATCTTGATGGTCTTAATAATACTCAGGTTTATGCCTGCCATGCGACAAGTGCAGTACTCACGCTCGATATGATGGATGAGCTGAAATCCAGGGTAAAACCATCTGAAAATGTTTTGTTCATAATGAATACACAACACCGCAATAAACTGGCAAGCCTAGCAAGGGCAGCTGGAAACAACCTCACCGTTGCTGACGGTAAACTTGGTATGCCTGTCGAGTATTGGGGTACTAATCCTATACTGATATGCGATCATATACCCAACAATATTCAGGACGGTTCTTCAAGCGTTCTTGCTATTGCTTCTTACGACAATACAGCAAGAGCTTCCGGCTATGACAATTCACTGATCTTTGCTGTGAGATTTGATGAGGTCGATGGTCTCTGCGGTCTGCTTGGTGGAAACATGATGGAAATCGAACATTTCGACAAACTGGAAACCAAGCACGCCCTGAGAGACAGAATCTATCTGTATCCTGGTATGGCGTTATTCAACAAACTCGCTGCTGCTGTAATGATTAACGTCCAATATGCTGCTGCTTAAACCTGACTTTATAAAATAACGCGGAGGAAACATAAATGGCTTTAACAGAAGGAACTAGAGTTATCGTTGCCGGAGTACCGCCTCAAGGAATCAGAATGCCCTGTGCCGAAGATGTGAAGGTCGGTGATCTTCTCGGCATTGATTCTGACGGTAAAGTATTTCCGGTAGACAGTGACGATGCTGAACATGGGCGTTTGGTAGCAGGTACGGACGGAAATACCACAAAGGATTGCACTTGCTATCTACTCGCTGTCATTGATGGCTTTACCAGTGGAACGGAGGCTGCTGCAATTTATCCATCGGGTACTGCCGGATCCTACACCGAAACCGCCGATACTGATGCCGGAGATTCTAACGAGATCGTTGGCTACGTTATGACCGAAACAATGATTCTTGTACTTCCTGGTATCAGGGCTGACAGCGTAGTCGCTACTTAAATCTGAAAACGGGGGGTGGGGAAACTCACCCCCCGGGGGAAATATGTTTTGTGAAACAGTGAAAATCGAATGTCCCATGAAAAAACAGGAATGTGATACCTGTCTCTTAAAACATTCGTGGACAAAGCTCGGATTGGATATCGAAGAAAACCATATAAAAAATTACTCGAATATCGATGAGATATTCAAAGATTATCCGAGTTTAATGTCAAAAGACAAATATCCGGTATTGATCGAGAAGTGGCAAACAATCGATATAACTGGTTAAAGGAAGTGAAATATGTCTGAGATACCAACGATTACAATTTCCGAATTTAAGCTACTTAAAGTAAAGGAAATCAAAGAGATGAAGTCCTGCGAAATAATCAGTGACGGTGAATATCTCTGTACTGTTGTAATACCTCCGAAAAACGGAGGTATTACAATAACCGATCATATCAGAGCAAGGGCTGAACAGGCTGGCTTTTCTGGAAATTCAGTCGGAGGTAAGGAATATTCTCACATAAAAGGAGGATAGTATGCCGTACACAAAAGACCAATTAAGGCTGTTCGGCATAGCTCTTTCGATGAAGGAAGGGAAAACTCCATATTCCTACAGTAAGGCTGCTGCCGATATAGCAAAAAGTACATCTATCGATACACTCAAAAGGATGATAGATGAAGGGGTAAAGAAATGAGCAGAACTCTCAGCGTTATAAGACAGAATGTAAGGCATATACTTCGTGATGAGTTTGATGTTGATGAATCTCAGGAGTTTGACGATGATGAGATAGATGCTCATGTCCTTCACTGTCTCGATCAAATATCTGATGCTCGTCCTTACGAGATTGACGAAATCGTAATACCGGTAGACCATTCAAGGATTGTCGATATCAGTAGCATTGAACGGTTGATAAAGATAGAGTACGCCGAATATCCACTTGGCAGTTATCCCCAGAACTTCAGGAATGTTAAACGGATTGATAGCGAGACGGTCGAAGTTCTTATTACTTCACCATTCTCTGATGGTGCTTCGGGTACTTTAACCGGTACTGTTACTTTTACTTCCGGTAGTGGTACGGTAACAGGATCAGGCACCGCTTTTACTACAGAGCTTGGCGCTAATTATCTTATCAAGAAATCTACAGGAACAAGGTACTATCGAGTCTACTCAGTGGAAAGTGACACCTCTTTGACGCTTTCAGAGCCGGTGAGAAGCGCTGACAATGGGGCTGACACTGTGGATGTGACTGCTTATGCTTATCGTCCTGTCATTCTCCACTGTTGGAAACGTCACGAATTAACAGACGAATCATCCACTCTTGAAGAAGATTGTGAAAGAGTCTTAATAGATGGTTCTGTTGGATACACGGCTCTTTCCTGGATAAGCGATATCAGGGAACACGTCAAGGAAACAATAACACTCGTTGGTAGTATGGAAACAGCAATCGGAAGTATGACTGAACGAATTGAACAGGCAGTTATCGATCTTGATTCAAGTAGAGATTTACAGAATCAGGTACTTATAGGCTATGACGAATATCGTGGTGTTGGTTCTGGAGAACTTCAAAGCGCGAACACTTACTTGAATCAAGCAAAAGGATATCAAAGTGCTGGTAATTCTCGAATGGCGATAGCCAGTATGATAAACGCCTACCAGGTATTCGCTAATGGTAGGATTGCAATTTATAACCGCGGTCTTAAATCAATCACAAAGCGAAGAGTAAAGAGAATCTACAGTATGGACTAGGAGAAGTATATGCCTATTGAAAAAATGTCTAACAGAGGGAAGATACGGGTTAAATTCGAAGGACAGCATAAATCGGGGGACGGGAAGTTGATTACTCAACTTGTCGATATTCAACCACCGGACCCACCGGTCTGCATATCTCCTAAATGTCTTTTTATATTTATACTTGATTCACTCTATGTAGCTCTTCTTTCTTCTTACCATTCAAGACGGGTAGCCTACTGCGAGTCAATGCGGTACGTGGCGGATGAGGTACACGGAGTATACAGGATACGCAGAGCCGGACTTATCCCCGGAACGAATGAGCTTTACCCGTATAAGCCGGAAGTCTACGGCACAATACAGGAAGCACAAAAAGCCTGTGACAAGATATTTGACAAGGTACTCGAGAGATACCGGACTGGACAGCCATCACCTAAGAACATCTGGCAGGCTATTCACGCAAACATAAAACTTCGGTGTCCTGTGTGCCGGAAGTATAACGTTGACCCATTACTATTTAACGGAGGGAAATAAGATGACAAAAGATGTAGGAACTATCGACATCGGGGAAGCAAATCGCAAGAAAATAAAAGCGATTTGGGAGGAAGGGATTAAACCCTATCCCGAACTAAAGAAACAAGGGCTTGCGTTAATCGACTTAATCAAGCGGAAGGCTATGGGAATGCCTGACGCTACTGATGAGAAGATAGCGAAAGCCCAGAAAATGTACGATGCGTGTCTCAACGCTATGAAGGAGGAATAAGATGGCTCAGACTGATGAATTCCTGGACGAAGGCATAGCTGAAATGATTGATTCCTTGCAGGCTGCTGCGACAAATATCGTCTGCATGACGGACTCAACACCATGTACGGCAGCTAAAACAAATACCCACGCTTCACCGGCTGATACGCTGGTAACCGACTCAGGGCTGGCAGATCAGGCAGTCGACACAGTAAGCGAAACGACCACCAACACGACCGGGGATACTATTACGTGGGATCACGAATTTACCGCTACCGGTACAAAGAACGTCTCAGGTATCCATATTACCAATTCAACACCGGATGCCAGTTACGTTGAAGTCTGTTTTAACGCTATCCTGGCTATGGAAAATACCGACACTCTTACCATTGACGGCGAAGCTGTAATAGACCAGGCTGCATAAGGTGAAGCATGCCTAACATTCAAGGTATAAACATAGACCCGGAAGTTGGGTTGACTATTTATGACAAGAGGGGTAATGCTCATATCTTTACGAATGCCGAAATAGAGGATTACCTCTTAAGTCACAATGTGGAAAAGACAGAACAGTGGTTAGTAGATAAGGCTAATTCTCTCATATTTGCCCGGGAAAATGACCAGTGCGCCTTGAAGATTCTGTCCGTTTCGCCACTGGACTACCAGTTCAGGGTTGCTGTGAAGAACTACCCTTCCTTTGAAAATGGTGAGTGGGTAACAAAGCAATACGAAATACCAGACGGATGGTGGCTATGAGCTGCTCAATGACTACGTTTGAATTTACACCCGCAAACGTAATGAGCTTCCTTGCAATGTTTGAGTGTGAACGCTGTAACGAATGTGAGCGGAAAATAAGCAGGATAAATGTCACCCGGAATGATGCAATCCGAATAGCTGAACACCTGAATATGAGTCCTGACGATTTCCTCGAGAAGTATTGCTACCCAGAGGACAAGAAAGTATTTCTACCTTCACCATGCCCGTTCTGGGATGGATTCGGTTGCAGGATATGGGAAGTCAAACCAGAGGTATGCTGTCAGTTTCCTTTCAATCAACCCGTAAAGTGTGGCAATAAGATGATGATTACAATCAATACCGGCTGTCCTGCTGGTAAGAAGCTGGCTGAGAAGTTTGGTATTAACCCAGCGGAGGTTAAACCGTGAAAATGACTCTGATCTTAGTAATGATATTGCTTATCCTTGTTAATGTTTCCGCATCTCCTCACAAGGTAGACGAATCTGATTCCGTTACAAAATACGCAATAGTATGTGGACAGGCAGATACTAGGATATTAAAAGGTGCTGATGGTGATGCCAGGCTAATGGTTAGTATCTTAAAACAGAATGGATTTAAATCAAACAATATCAAATCGTTAATAGGAGGCAAGCTAAACAGTGAGTCACTACTTGATGCTTTGGTATGGCTTAATGATGTCTCAACTCCAAACAGCGAGATCGTAATATTATTCGCCGGTGAAAGTATGCCTTTGAGTCACTACGCTATCAGTCAAATGCTTCCGATAGAATATGAAAAGATGGCCATCCTAATAATGAGGTGCTATGCCGGGCGTTTGATACCAGTATATGAAGGTGCTAATAGGCTGATTATTACATCTTCTGACATAACAACCGTGTCCGGTGACAGGAAGCCATTAACAGTCTGGGGACAGATATATCTTGATAGAGGTATTAAAAGAGAACAGGCTGATTCGGATGGTGATGGTTTAATATCGTTACAGGATGCGTTGGATTATTATTTACAGTCACTATCTATGAATAAGGAGGAAATGATTTCTGATAATACAGGAGAGTTTTATCTGTAATGGATTATAATTTTATGGATGGTGGAGAGTTAGGTTCACTCGGATTATGGAAATCTGCAACTGGTACTATTGCAGTTGATACGGGTGTGAAACGTACTGGTGGTTATTCTATAAGAGCAAATCCATCATCTGGTACTGGATATGTAACCTTCCCTGATAATGTAGGTATTAGCCGATTCAGCTTTTGGATATATATAAACTCTGCGCCCGATACTGATACACAGATTTCCTGTATTTGGGGGTCTAATGTTTCTGCTGGTCAAATAGGGAAATTATATCTTACCACCACACTTGAATTAGATATTTATGATTATGATGGTAAAAATACTGACGGTACAACACAATTAAGTACTGGAAGTTGGATAAGGATTTCTGGGGCTTATCATTTTACAAATGAAACTGTTTCCATATGGATCGATGGCAACTTAGAGCATGATGCAGTTTCGATTAACAGCAACCTCCAATCAGGTAAGGGTATTGGTGTCATTACAACATGTACAGCGGATATATATTTTGAAGATATATTTACAGATAATACTGTCGATACCATTGCGGATATAGGAACAGATGAATCTGGTATTATCCATGCTTTACCCGACCAAGATAAGACTATCCAGTATGACGTATTCAACCCATCTGACCCCGGAAGTGGCTCTCGCTACACACTAATTGACGATGCTCCTGGCTCTCTTTCTACTGATGATAATATCGGCTATGCAGATAAATCTGCAGTCTATATCGAGTTCTACTACCAATCCGCTTCCGATATAGGGCTTGCCGAATCAGATATTATCGATGCTGTTAAGGTATGTGCTCATTACACGATAAGTAAGGATGGTGATGCTCCCCCGCAATTATTTTTATTTGATACTTCTTTTTATGATTATAAGTCTGTAACTGATTTAGATGGAATATGGGCGTGGGATTTTCTACTTTCACCTGACTTACCAAGTGGCGGGGCTTGGACACAGGAAGAATTTGATGGAGTCTATACAAGATGGGCACATATTGTCAACCAAGCAGCAGATGACAATGTAGCAAACCTGATGCTGATGGTTGCCTATCATGCGGGGGCAGCCGGTGAACAATACAATGAGTCATTCACCGTAGGACTGACGGTAGGTGAAACTGTAGCCACTCCTTCATTAGATTGGACTAGGTCATTATCTGAAGGACTTTCAATATCCGAATCAATCTTAAGGGCTGTTGACTGGACGGAATCATTTACTGAGGCACTTACTATCTCCGAAACAGTAAATTCAGTATTTGGCAAAATAATAACATTCAGTAAAGGGCTTACCGTCTCTGAGACAATGGTCGCTTCTATTGATTGGGTAAGGTCTTTCTCAAAGGGATTAACCGCAGCATTAACATTGACCATATCGAACACATGGTCAAGATCGTTAAGCCTTTCACTCACAATAAGCGAAACCATAACAGCTGTAAAAGGATTCAGTAAGTCTTTCTCAAAGGGATTAACTATCGCTCAGACTGTGGCGAATCGGGCTGTTACCTGGACTCAAAGTTTTACAAAAGGTCTTACGATAGCCGAGACTATTCTGAGATTACGAGGTCGAACGATATCATTTACTGAAGGTCTTACGATTGCAAAGACTTTCGTTGTCACTAAAGGCTGGAATCAGTCATTCTCAGAAAGCCTTACAGTAGCTCTGACAATAACAAAAAAGATAGATTTCAAGCGGGCTTTCAGTAAAGGATTGACGATCGCTGAAACTATACTGGCTTCAGTTCCGGCTGCCGAATCTTTTGTTGTCGGGCTGGTCGTCAATCAGACGTTCACCAAGCAGGTTGATTTTCACCGGGCTTTCTCGAAGGGATTAACAATAGCGGAAACGATTACCCGATCAATGGGTAGGACAATCACATTCAGTAAAGGGCTTACCGCATCTCTTACTATATCAGGTCAAGCTGCTTACAATCGTGCTATGACTCTTGGAATTACAATATTAGAAACGATTACAAAACAAGTAGATTTCAATAAGGCATTTACTAAAGGCTTAACAATAGCTGAAACTGTTATAGCTAGTACTGAACAAAATTTAATCAGTTTCAGTGTAGGGCTTGTTACTTCTGTAACTTTCACAAAGGTATTTGGTTATACAAGAACATTCAGTGAGAATCTTAATATAGCTGCCACTATCATTATAAGTATGCCAGGTAGAGCATTTCATGTATTTGCCGAGACAGGTCTATACCGAAGTGTTACCGCTACAATCTCTCAGGAAAGAACTGTTAAGGTTATCTCGACCATGAAAAGAATTGTTAAGTCTATCACTACCGGAGGTTAGATATGGCTATCAAGGTTATTACCGATTTTATAGATATAGCCACTGTGAGAATCAGAGGTTATATAAAAGATGATGATGGAGCATTAGTAGATCCCACCAGTGTAGTAATAGATATATACGATCCTGATAGCACATTAAAGATTGATGGTTCTGCTATGACAAAGGAATCTACCGGTGTTTATGAGTATTACTACCATAAAGATACATCTGCGGACCCGATGGACTCTGGTAACTGGAGAGGAGTTATTAAGGCAATAGATGGTTCAGGCGCAGACGCAATAATATCACCGGCTACATTTGGATTCAGAGTACTATGAGAACAGTTGACGACTGGGTAATTTCGGTACAGGCTTTAGGGACAAACCAAGAGAATAGATATATCCCGAAGCCTAAAATAGTATTCTCGAAGTCCGGAGAGGACGATCAGACCTATACGGAGTCTAATAGGTTGATAAGTATCCGTCACATCGAAAAGACACCGGGAAGTTATACTGCCGTTTGTCGATTAGATAATAATGACGGATATTTCTCTGGTCTGTTCGGAGGTTATCCAAGAACGTATACCTATCTTGGGTATACGGTTAAATTATACTGGGGAGTTGATAGTCCGGCTGCTAATGATTACTCTCAAGCTGCACCGCTATATATTAAGTCAGGGAAGACAATATCCGTTAAGGGTAGAAGCAGAGCGGAGTTCGAGTTCAGTAGCGGTATAGACTTGATGAGGGAAGATTTTGCCAGAGCAGAGAGAAGATTTGATGATCCTCAAGCTGGAGATTATTCGACTTCATATACTGTAAAGGAATTGATTGAAGCTCTGTTTGATCCTTCCAACAATGCAACTATAGTCGGAGGTACTTATTCTCACTGTCAATCATTTACGGTTGTATGGGATTCGGAAGATGCACTTGTAAATAACACTCTTACTTCACCCGATGTAGGTTGGATGTTTGCCATTAAATCAGGCGATATACGCTTTGATAAAATAATGGAATTGTTCAACTATACAAGATGTGTTTTTCGTTTTGAGAATGATGGTTATGTTCATATCTTTTATCCAAGAATAGAAGGTGATGATTGGAAGGCATCAACTGAATACCACGTAGGAGATTTTGTAATTCCTACTTCTCCGAATGATTACACTTATGAATGTACTACCCCCGGCACTTCAGGGAGCGGTGAACCTTCCTGGGGTACTACACCGGATGGTACGACAAATGATAATACTGTAGTCTGGACTTGTAGGGATTATCATTACGAGTACAGTCTTAGTGGTTCTAATCATCCATTCTATTCAAAAGTAAACCGCGATAGATTGGTATTGCCAAATAGAATATTGGTACAGAATTTTCACAGGCTTGATACTTATGATGAGGGTGGTAATTATCATTCAGGTTTTGCCGGATTAAAGACTGACGGTACAATTACTAATGATATTAACGATGCGGATTTATTTGATGTAAAGATTCATTGGCGTTACTACTTACTTCCAGTAACTTCAGACGCACAGGCTGAACAGAACGCTACTGTTATCCTCAAGAACTTCATTCTCAATTCTCAGACTGGTGCTGCTGAAGTACCGATGAATGTAGCTCAAGAACTTTATGATTATGTTAAAATAACTGATTCAAGACTAAGCAATTATCTTATCGGTAATATCCAGTATATCGAAAGAGAATATAACGCATTTGTAGGAAACGCCCGTGAGGGTGCGTACAAAATGACGATCTCTTTCGGTAGTAATTATAGTTCCGTAGGCTCTCTTTCTCCCTCCACTGTTGATGAAAACTCTCCCTGGACAGAAGATATACTGGCTTTGTGGAACGCTCTGAATTCATTAGGGTTACAGGTTACAGAAAACTTTGAAGCACAGCAAAACCAATTTACATCAAAGTGGATTTCATCATTACAAAGAATACAGATACCTCATGGTGCTGATGAGGATAAGGAAACTTATCCAAGATACGGGGCTATGTATATCGCCGGTTATCCTGCTACGACTGAGAATGCCAAACTCTATATTTGTCCTCAAGATGGTGTATGGGTACAGATAGGAGGCTCTGTTTTATTCATAGAGAAAAATCTTTTCTTAGCAGAGCTTAGTGAGGTTATACCAACTATTTCAATGATTACAAATACACCCGGTAGCGGTGATGGTGGTAGCCCAACTTTACCTTTATCAACTATTTTGCCATCACTTCAAATGACGGCATCAGATCCTACCGGAACGGGAAGTGGTAGTCCATCAGACCCAGAGCCTACTTTATCTGCAATAGTACCAAGTATAACTCTTTACGCACCTATTCTTTATGAGACTTATACAACAGGGAAGGATTCGGATTCTACAATCTATGGTGATAACTGGGAAGCTCAAATATTCCAACCACAATCAAACCACAATCTTTTTGCTATCTGGTTATATCTGAAAAGGAGTACAGCCGGTGTGGGGACAGTGAATGTTTCGCTTTATTCAACAACGGGTACACCCTCACTACCGAACGCTCAACTAAAAACTGCACAGTTCAATGCGAATACCTGGCTTACTACGTCTTATCAATGGAAGATGGTTATATTGTCAGCACAGGCTGTTACAGCTTTAACTGATTATGCAATCGTAATTGAAGTTCCAGATGGTGATGAAACTAATTATGTTTCTTGGGGATATGATGGAACTTCACCGTCATACGCTAACGGATACAGAGCTTATTCAGACGATGATGCAAGCTCATGGAATCAGGATACAGCATCAGACTTTTTATTTGAGGAAGGTGGATAAATGGATAACCCTATTATTAAAAGAGATATTTTTATACCGGATGAGAGAGAACCTTACTATGAACAACTAGCAAGGATACAGCCACATCTTCATGTTCCAATTCCACAGGCATTTCTTGAAACCCAGATATGGAATAAAAATGGACATACACTTCACCATGCACAACGGAGAACACAATCATGGAATAGAAATGCTTATAATCATGCCTTATGTATCTTTGGTTTTAAGAATGCTGATGATTCAACATTTACTGGAGGCAAGTTAAGTTTTAAGGACACGGGTGGAACTATAAGGCATGGAGAAATTCCAGGCAGATTAGTTAGTAGTTCTGATGCGGATTCCTCGGGTGATGGAGTGCTAGCAGAAGCAGCTGTTTCTTCATTTGGTATTTTGGTGGGTGATGATAACACGGCTGTCACATTTGAAGATTACGTTTTGGGAAGCAAGATAGCTCATGGAGAAGGTGCGGGTCAGTTATCTTATTCTGATATGCAGACACAAGATGAAAACTATGTTGGTGGGTCTTTAACTTATACGATAACTCATGCCAGATACTTCAATAATAATGAATCAGGTGAGGGTTCAATTAGCGTAGAGGAAGCCTGCTTTGTTTGTAATGGGTATGTTACAGCTTCGGGTCAAAAATTTCTATTATCCCGTGATTTAACGGGTAGTCTCAGCGTCCCCTATCAAGGACAGTTGAAGGTTTCCTATGCAATCAGCCTTGTTTTTTCGGCTTAAAGTAACCTACGAATTGCAATTAACATATCCAAGTTAGAAAGGAATAACCTATGGACGGAGAAATAGTTGGATCTTTGATAGTGGCAGGGTTATCGGTTATTGGTAGTGTCGGATCTTCTTTTTACTGGGCAGGTAAAATAAAATCAAAGGTAGAAGAATTTGCCTCAGACTTGAAGGAACTGGATAAAGACAACAAGGCAGCTCACAAAACAATCTATTCAACACAGGAATCAATAGGTAAATCAGTGGCTAAGACAGAGGAGCATTTGAGAAACCTGAACGGCTTGGTCAATAAGAATTCATCGGCAATCGATAGCTGTAAATCTGCGATTGATAAAAACACCGAGCGTATCTTTACCCATACTCACCAGAAACCGGACTAATAAATCAGTTTTGAAAGGAACTCGGGACGCGGTAATAATGCCGTGTCCCGCCTTTTTTTATTTCAAAATTAATGAAATTATATTATAATTATTCGTGAAATAGCCGAAAATGTATGAAAAACATAGATATTAGTAGTATAAGATAGATTATGTCACCACATTGGCTATAAATAGCTTACAATCAATTTGAAATTACATAACATATATATTTATGATAGAGGCGGTTAGGACTACTAGATAACATAACCGCCTTAAAATTTATGGTAACTGAATAAAACCCACGTCTTAACCGGCGTGGGTTTTTTATTTGTAAAAGAACAAAAGGATGACAAAAAACTATATACATATAGGAGCCGTATTGTTATGTTACCTCTTGGTGCGGTAAATCAGGTGGGAATTAAAGGGGTAATAAAATGGCGAAATCATTAGAAGTAAGGTTGAGAGAGATTGACGGCGAAGAAGATTTCTTACAAGACGTTGAGTGGTTCGGAAGATCGAAAGCGCTGGATATGTGGGATGAAAAACTTGGCGGATTTCACGATTTTGTCTCATTGCAGAGATTCCTTGAAAGAGAAACGGGTGATCCCGATTTCGGTAAGATTCCTAAACTTGATACTACTACTTATAAAAACCAGACTCAAGTCTTGTTGGAAGGATTTGCGGATTTTGTACTTAGAACTAAAACTCAACTCGAAGCAAAGGAAAAATATATTAAAGAGCTTGAGATGAAAATTAAGTATCTTGAATACCAGAATAAGGCACAATACAAAGACAGTTCTATTTACATTCAGGAAGCGATAGAGCGGGTTATGGAGACCGACAGAGAATGAAGAAATGGAAACGAAAATCAAATCTGACAAAGCGATTACGTAACTTTTTGATACGTTCAATATATCCGGTGTGTGGTGAAGAGAGACTTGCCAAGTTATTCAATTTATCAACTAGGCGGATACTTCAGATAGTGAAGGGATAGTCAATGAAAAAATGTCCGAGATGTGGTTGCACGATGGTATTAATGAGTCCGCATTTCCGTCCTTACTGGTACTGCACGAACCGGAACGAACCTTGCGGATACATTGAGTACAAATATAAAAGTTGAGGGCTGAGTAGGATCAGCCCTCGAAAGGAGTGTAGATGAATAATAAAGTTACCTCGATTATATCTCTCAAAGGAAAAGCCCGTCAAGTATTTTCTTACCTGGAGTTACTCGCTAAACACAAGGGGAATGTGACACTTGGCGAACTGGCAGGGGTGAAATAATGCCTATATCAAAATCAGAAAAAAAGAAAATGTGTGCTGGTTGTGATAGCGATTATTATAACCATGGAAACAACTCAACAACAGGTGAATGCTGGAGCCTAGACACAGCGAAGGTAATCAATGGTTTTTGTATAGGCTGGTGGACTCCAATGGACAAAAAGGAACGGTTCATAAAATCACGGCACTTATCTTGTTATACACAGACAGGACATACATTGTATTGCGAAAAATTACCGGCACACTTGAGGTAATGAACCATGTGGAAATGCGTAAATCCAGATTGCCGTAAAACACATTGGGGATCTTCACCGGTATGTCCTCATTGCTGGAGTCCGTATTGTTTCCGAGTCGGTGAGGGTGCTTTCTTCGGTTGCATCAGGAGATACCCGGTTAAAAAGGAGCGGTTATAAATGGTTGATATAGAGCTTGCTAGGTGGTCACTCATAAAACTCCAGATGGAAAATGACATCCGTCTACTTACGGATAATGAACGACTGAACCTATTAGACATGATAAACGAATACATTACCGATCAGGGCTGGTCAGTAGAAGAAATTATGCAGGAGGGAAAATGACTGAACGATCAGAGGTTCATCACATCAATGATGATAGTAAATATCGTGTTTCCTATGAGCAGTCGGCTACCAAAGGAATACTAGGTTTCAAGGTAGAATCTCACGGAAATGACCTTATGCAGTGTCATCTTGATGCAGTTGAACTATTAGAAAAGGCTTATAAACAGTCGAAGATATACTCGGAAAACAAGGAGGGATAATGCCAATAACCGAAGCTGAAATGCCCTATGAAGATATGAAAAAATCAGCTGATACTCATCGTTGTGCCTGCGGTGGTCGGCTTAATATCGCCTGGGGTGGCAGCTTCGGTTATGACTGTTACATTCTTCGGTGTTCAGAAAATATCGAACACAAAACGATAACCAGGCACAGTAAGAAACAGGAAGATTACGAAAATTTAAGGAGGGAAGTTTTCAAATTGGATACTAAATCACTTCAAACAATGACGGAAACTCAGATGATAACCCGTATCGACATGGCGAAGTTTCCGCAAGACCTGACAAAGACAGATAAGAAGATGCTCGCCGAAGCTGCCATCTCTTACGGATTTGATCCATTGATGGGTGAGATATCAGTCTACCAGGGTCGACCTTTTATTTCGATCGATGGTCGGTACCGGAAAGCCCAGGAAACCGGACTGCTGGATGGCGTCGAAACCAGACCAGCAACCAAACAGGAGCGGGAAGACTGGCAGATACCGGAGGGAGATTACTTCTTCCGCGCGGAGATTTACGTCAAAAACACCGGACATCCTTTCATCGGCTGGGGACGGGTCCGGAAATCAGAAATGACCGGCGGTAAAGGATATAAACCTGTTGAGACAAATCCCCAGCGCATGGCGGAAAAGAGAGCCGAAGCTCAGGCGCTCAGGAAAGCATTCCACATTCCTCTACCTTCAATCGAGGATATCGGAAATCTTGAAGAACAATACGTACAGCCTGAATATGACATCGATAGCACAGCACGGATTGTCGATGAAGAAACCGGTGAAATTACCGAAAATGAACCCGTACCAGAACGCACAGAATCGAATTCTACAGAGCAAAAGCCGGAAAGCAAGGGGAATGATAAGCTAGTACGCGATCCTGCATCAATCAAGTCGATCACCGATTTACAAAAGGCCTGTCAGGATGACTTCGGAATGAAACGGGCTGATTGCCTGAAAGAATTGAATATCGCTTCCTGGCCGGACTTGGCGATAACTCCGGCAGAAGCATACGAACAGATTAAGAGTGTGAGATAGGATTGGGAAAGCGGACATATCGCAAATCAAAAAGCTCGACCGTAATCTGAATAAGGTTGCCTAATGACGTGTTGTATACAACGTTACGCAGAATAAACGGTAGGCGGTCAAGGTGGTCATCTGTGGGGGAATACATTAAAGACCGGATTATCTATGATGTACGGCGAAGTCATGGGCAGAGAAAGGAAAGTTGAGGAAGGAGTTAATTGAATAGGCTTGCTGGTATGGGAGACGCCACTGTAAGCAGGGTGCGTAAGGTTGGCAGTATAAAACGCCCCTCACCAGCAAGAATGCCGGATACCGAAACCGTAAGGGAGTAGGAGTTTCGAGGGCTGTAGCATCAAGTTATAGCTCTAAGGAGTGACAAGTGCGAGGTATAGGGTTCTTACCGCTTGAGGCATTTGACTGACCCACCTAGCTACTATCCGGTAAAAGGACTCGTAAGGTGGGAGTGTAAGTTGAACTCGATAGTGAGTGGCGGAAAACCGAAATCTTACCTTGCGAGTCCAGCCTGGAAAACCGAAAGCGTGAGTAACATAGAAAAAGTTATAGAAAATGAAAAGATGTGAGATTTGCAAAACACCTTTAGTCAAGAATAGATGCGTGAATAAACTCTGCCCTAAATACGGGAGAGTAAAGTAATGTTACAGCCGACGAAAGAAGTTGATTATCGAGAAGCAGAAAAGACATTAAGGGCTTATCTTAAAGAACATGGGTATTCTGTATCTAAAACCCCATTAAGTCCCGGAAGCTGGAATCGGTGGGAATATAGTAATAGTCCATTCTGGTCAACTGTCTGCATGGTTTATATCAATCTTAATCTAAAAATGATTGGTTTTCATATTCACGATAACGGTGAGGTTATAGAGATTGAACTACAAAGTAACTTCAACCAGGAATAAAAGAGAGCCGGGAATACACGCAGAGGGTAAGCCCGTAGAGTACGTAACATCTGGAGGTATTAAGTACGGGGAACAGAAAAAGACTCTCTGCGGATTCGATATCTCGAATAGCTATTATTCAAAGTGGGAAAAGACTAACGAGCCTGTGAACTGTAAACGATGCTTGAGGAAGATAAATGAAACCATGTCCCAAGTGTAACGGTCAGATGATAAGAGCCTATCCCGGCGAACCGGAGTTTTGTCTCCAGTGTGGTTACAGAAACCCGGTAAAACCGATCATGAAGAAATACAGCAATATTTATTAGATATTATTTTTAGAGGTCATTAAAATCTATGCCTAGAATCAGAACTATCAAACCGCAGTTCTGGACTGACACAAAGGTGGGACAATTACCACTTGGAGCCAGGTTGCTATTTATTGGCACATGGAATTTAGCTGATGATGAAGGCATTGTTGTTTGGAATTCCAATTACTTAAAAGGTCAATTATTTCCTTATGATGAAAGAATCACAAATACCCAAATAAATAAGTGGATGGAACAACTTGTATCACTTAATTTTATACAGGTTTTTGTTGATG